ATGCCTCCTGTCGCTGTCTTGTGTCCGAGGAGCGCAGTGGCTTTTGATGCGGCATCCTTCGCCAGGGTGCCCGCGTTCTTGGTTAGCTTGTAGACTGACTTGGCTCCCTTCGCTCCCTTCTTCAGGGCAGCCCAGCCGATGATGCCTCCGGCGGCTGATCCAGCTATGAGGCTCTCAGTTGGATGTGCGACGATTGTTGCCTCAGCAACTTGGGCAGCATTCGCAACGATGTCTGGAGTTGGAATGTATCCAGCATACATTGCTCCGCCCACGGCTGCGGCTCCAGCTCCCAGAATGACTCCGGTCTTTTTCTTGTGATGCCATGCCCAGCCCAGAGGCTTCGTAACCACGCCTGCGACTTTCTTCGCTGCCTTCCCTATTTTGGATCCAGTTGATGTTGGTTCCGACATTGTTCCCATTCCACCTCCACTTACTGAGCGAAGAAGAAGACCTGCTTCTCGTTCACCAGTTCGACCAGAGCCGCCTTAGTTTCTTCGACACTGATTCCCTTGGCTACGGCGATCTCCTTCACGCCTTGAAACTTCTTGCGTCTCAGGATATCAAGAATATCCAGTTTGAGTTGCCTGTCGACCACCATGGTTCTTCTCTCACTTGTTTTTGTTTAAAACTGAGGAGGGTCTGGTTAAAAACAACTTTTAGGGTGGAAGGTGGAAAGTTACAAATGTAACATCATGACGAAGTACATAATGCTCAGGAAACTCTCGGAGGAGGAGATCCGGGAGATGAAGGTTGAGAAAGATAAGTTGGGTTGCCCGGACTGGGAGACCTATGTGCGAGCTCTGCGGGCAGTCTACAGGTCTGCTCCATCAGTTCAAGACAACAAGTAGCACCTGTAGTGGAAGTCGGCTGGCGACCCGTTACAGAAGTCTCGATAGAGCGGGCACATGAGGCAGACTTCTCTCCAGCTACGTAGCGCCCTCGACAAGAGTTCCCTCGCCTCATCCATCTGAATATGGGCACACCTCTGGGATTACGAAGTTCTTCGTCAGGGTCACCTTGATCTCGCTGACGACATTATGGTAGTGGCGGATCGCGAATTTCCTCGCTTCCTCACTCCGCATCTTCCACTCCGGTACCAAGACGAATTCGTATGTGAATATGAAGTCCGCTCTGATCCCGTAGTGGTCGACCTTAGCCTCTTCCCTCCATTTCTTATTGAAGTACCTGAATGATTCTTCTGAGATGGCTCTCCTGTGAGTTGGGTCCCGCCATGCCTCTATCGAAGTGTAGTATGGGGCGACGATGGTGCAGTCGCACCCCGGCTTCAGTATCCGGTAGACTTCATCCATGAAGGCTACCATGTCTGGGGTGTGTTCGACGTAGTGCCTGCAGATTACCTCATCCACGGAGTTATCTTCGAATGGCCATGGGAACTTCTCCAAGTCGCAGAGTATGTCGACTCCGTCTATTTGGATCTTATCCACGCCAGTAAACCCGGGTTGCTTCTTCTGGCCGCAAGCCAGATCAAGTTTCAATTCCTTTTTCTCCATAGTTTTCACCAAATGATGTCTTTCTGCCGATCGTAGTGGCCGACCTTGACCTTCGTGTTGCAGGCGATTTTGTAGCCGAGGTTGCGGATGTTCGTGAAGAAGTGGATGTCCTGAGTCATCCACTTGACTCCCTCCTCAGGATCGTATTCCCCCTGCGTTGTCTTGAAGAAAGGCCTTGGGATCCTCTGGTCCTTGAATATGCTCATCTTGAAGAGGGTGAAGCCCATCCCCACTGCCTGGCACTCCTGCAGTGTATCCACTTCAGGCAATTGCGGGATAAAGGATGGTCTCATGAGCTTCGGGTCTCCGTAGATCATTGGTTGCCCTTCCTCGCCCTTCGTCCAATAGAGGCTGCCAACGACATCATACTCGCGCATGCCTTCGTAGAGCCTCATCAAGCCATCCGGCGGAGGCAGGTTGTCATCCTCCAATGTCAGGATGTACTTCCACATTGAGAGGTCTGGGTCCCCAAGGGTGGTCTCAAGGGCATTCTCATACGCTTCGCCGACCTCCATACCGGTGGCGAAGAGCCGCATGAATCTCTGGTTCAGCGGAACCAGCATCCCCATCCAAGATTGAACGACCTTCGCGGGTATCAGGCCACGCGTGGGGACGATGCAGATCGTTGAGAGATCCTTGTAGGTGTTGCCTCGTATCAGGCGGTCTCTGGATTGGCTGAGGTTCTGGTTGTGCCTGCCCTCCAGATTCTCGATGATGATTTGGGGTTTCAACTTCCCTTCTTCTTCCTCTTGATGCTCCTCCATTCATCTTCGTGAAGATGATCCGTGACTGGTCGAACCCCGAATTGCCTTGAAGATGGTGTGCCAGCACCTACCGTCACCAAGTAGTCTTGCCACATTTTCTCAGCTTCGGCATGTAGGTATTCTGGTCCTTCCTTTCTTTGTCGCGTCGCTGAAACTCCGGTGCGGCTCTCAGTGGAAGCTAGACGGCCATCAGATACCATACGGCCCAGTGCAAGTTCGGATGCCTTCACAGTGGCCGCGTGAATCACCAGGGGAGGAACCGTCAGCGACCAAGACTCAGGTTTCACTCCATCCCGATTCGCCCAGGCATCTATCTCGCCTTCGGCGGTCTCGATCAAGATTCTCAGCGTATCATCGGGCAGATCATCTGTTGTGAGTAGGCCTGTCCTATAGCGGACGCGCTGGATGGAGGTGTACCTTGGCTCAACGTAGATCTCAATGAGTGCGCCGAATGTGAATGGGAATGTGTAGGGGAAAGGTACCTGTGTTATGGGCACTGGGCGGTCACGCTCTTTTTGTTAGGAGAACCTGTATGTCGGAGACGACATTGATGTAGTGAGCTATGGCGAATGCTCTCGCCTCCTCATTCCTGTTGGCCCACTCAGGCGTAATCATGTAGTTGTATGAGAAGTCGAAGTCGGCGTCCGTGGCGAGGTAATGGTCGACCTTGTTCGCTGTCCTCCAGCCCTTATTGAAGTAGAGAAAGGTCGCCTCGGAGATGGCTCGGCGGTGAGTCGGGTCTTGCCACGCCCGCATGGATGAGTAGTATGGGGCGATGATCGTGCATTTCCCGCCGATCTTGAGCATCCTGAAAATCTCGTTCATGAACCTCACGATGTCGGCGGTGTGCTCGACGTAGTGAGAGCAGTAGATCTCATCCACGGAGTTGTCCTTGAAGGGATATGGGAACTTCTCCAGGTCCCATACGCAGTCGACTTCTGGAATCTTGATCTTGTCCACGCCGAGGAATCCAGCTTGTTTCCTCTCCCCGCAGGCGAGATCTAGTTTCACCAGCTTCTCCTGAGCGGTTTCAGGTGTCACCGCGCTGGTGTCTTTCCGTTTATGCTTGTCTTTCACCATATCTTATCCTCCTCAAGCGAGTAGTGCCCTACTTTGACCCTGGTGTCGCACGCGACTTTGTACCCCAGCCTGTGGATGTTCTCAAAGAAGTAGAGATCTTGGGTGTAGCTCCTAGCGCCTTGATAAGGCTGATACTCTTGGACCGTCTTGAAGAAAGGTCTCGGTATGCTCTGATTCTTGAACAGATTGATCTTGAATAGTGTGAACCCCATGCCCAGTCCGCAACATTCCTGAAGCGTATCCATCTTCGGGAGCTGAGGAAGGAAGTTGAGCGGGATCGCGTGGGGGTCACCGTAGATCATCGGTTGACCTCCCTCCCCCTTTGTCCAGTAGAGGCTGCCGACGACATCGTATTTCTCCATGTCCTCGTAGAGTTTGAGTAATGCGTCGGGAGGCGGGATGTTGTCCTCCTCCAGAGTCAGCAAGTATTTCCAGTCCCTGAGTTGCGGGTTGTTCAGGACTAATTCGACGGCGGAGTTGTAGGCGTCACCGACTTCCATCCCGATTATGAACATCCGAAGGAACTTCTGGTTCATCGGTGTCATGAGGTTGAACCAGTACTGGACGACCTTCGCTGGGATGACACCTCTCGTCGGGATGATGCAGATGGTTGAGAGGTCCTTGTATGTCCTGGCTTTCTCAAGTCGCTTCAGGGAGGCTTCTATGCTGAGGTTGTGGAATCCCTGTCCGCTGTCCATGATTATCTGGGGCTTCATTGGTGATCTCTCATCAATTCTCTTTCAGTACAGCGTAGTAGTCCACTAGATCGGCTGAGCGACCGCCATAAATCTCTGTCAGGTTCACGCTGTTAGGCAGACCCGCCGTCGTGGCGCTGTAGACACCCCAGAAGGGGAAAACGAGGCTCGTATTACCAGTTGCAGAAGTCCCGCCAGCGCCAACCCATTTAGCGAAGTTCGGCATATTAGCTGCACCGTAAAGTCTCAGATTCATGTGAGCGGTGGCAGTGGCATATACGTTCACGGCCATAACCCATCTGCCCTCGCTTAAGTTGGTTCCACCCAAGCCTGTCGCTTGCCAGACACCGATACCATTCCAGTCGGCACTGGCTGTGAAAGAGACGGCGTTGGCTTTTGATGTCTCTAGGGTCAACTGACTGGTGTTGTTCATCCTGTAGAATCCAATGTTTATAGTGGCTACACAGCTAACTGTGTTAGAACTTGCTGCGCCAGAGATGATAAGGTTGGCGCTATTAACAGACAGTCCTCCTGCTTCCAGCCAAAATGGCGAGAATAGTATCTTATTCGACAATTGGGAGGCAGTCAAGGCGGCGACTGATGTCAGATATTCGCCAGCTATAATCTCATGAGCATTCCTGCCTGTCGCTCCGCCTCCTCCTCCGCCTGCGTCTATTCTTATCTGGCTGTTATTCAGACCCGATAGAGTGATGTTGTTCCCGCCAATCCAGTTGATCGTCGAGCCTGAGGCGGTGGTGTTGCCAGCGGTGTTCCCCGATATGTTCACCCAGTTGTTCTCCGCCGCTGCACCAGGTGAGGGAGCCACGACTGAGATCGTCTCTCCACCTCCAGCAGTCGCACAACTCAGGGTTACATTGTTCCCTCCAGCGAGACATATCGATCCAGCACCCGACGTCGATGCTCCTACTGTATTCCCAGCGATCGATACTTGCCAGAGACCAGCATGTGCATGATCGGCGAGGGCGAACCTTGAGGAGAGAGTCCCAGCGGAGGTGACGCTTGAGACTGGTTGGGCGATGTTGGATGAGGAGAGCAGATTGTGGATTGCGATTGATCCAGCGGTAGTATTGCCACCTGTCGACAGGGCAATCAGGCTGCCAGCTGAAAGGACTTGGTCTCCGAAGAAAGTTGAGGCGATGCCCTGAGCCACGTAGGCCCGCACGCCTCTGTGAGCATGATCAGCCAGAGCGAACCTTGAGGCGAGTGCTCCAGCATTCGTGGCGGTCGTAACATCCGCCGCTGTCGCCGAGGAGGACAGCAAGTTATGGATGGCTACCGACCCCGCCGTGCTGTTCCCTCCAGAGGAAAGGGCGATAAGACTCCCAGCCGAGAGAACTTGGTCTCCGAAGAATGTAGAGGCGATGCCCTGAACTTGGTATGCTCTGAGACCTCGGTGGGCATGATCGGCGAGGGCGAATCGTGAGGATAAGGTTCCAGCGTTCGTAACCGTCGCGATGTCCAGCCCAGTATTCGACGACGAGAGGACATTCACAAGTGTGATGTTGCTGGCTGCCGTCGACAGGGACATCAGGTTGCCAGCGGCGATTGACATTGTGCCGCTTGACCCGTTAAGTTGTTGGACGGCTGGCTGAACCGTCTGGTTAAAGGTGACTGTTGCAGTGATGATCGAGTTCTGGCTCATTCCGAAGGAGACGTTGTTTGAGTTGGAGAACATGACGGTCCCAGTTGTGTTCGCCGTTTGGTTGCTGGCTGCAATTATGTTGTAGCCGTCTCCGCCAGCGCCTCCTCCAGCCGAGAATCTGAAATACTGATTCGCCCCGTTGACTGATTTCGTGATGGTCATATTGCCGGCTTCCGACAGGATGATTGTTCCAGATGTGTAAGTCGTCTCGGAGTTCGCCAGTGCTCCAAGGCCAGAGGCCCCACCGCCTCCAACTATGGATACGGTTTCGCCTCCGCCTCCTGTCGCGCATGAGAGCGTGATGTTGTTTCCGCCAGCTATGCAGATGGAGCCAGCCCCAGCGGACTTCGCTCCGTCTGTGTTCCCGGCGACGCTGACTCGCCAGAGTCCCGCGTGTTGGTGGCCCTCGAGGGCGAACCGTGAAGCCATAGGCCCCAAGACATTGTCAGATTCAACTCTTGAAACCGTTGTCGCGGAGGAGAGAGCGTTGATGATGCCTAGGGTGCTGGCATCTTGGGAGATCGAGACTAGGTTGCCACCGGAGATGAGTACCGTTCCTGATGTGATGGTTTGTGTTGCGGCGGCGATTCCGCCGATGCCTTTCTCCAGGCATTTCCATTCTGTTCCTGAATAAATGTAGAGTTGATGCAGGTCAGTTCGGTAGAATAAGTCTCCTTCAGAAGGGGAGTCTGGAAAAGAAGTGCCTTGGGCGAGTTCGTGGGCATCCTCAGCGTGGAATTCCTCCTTAGTGAGGACGTCCCCAACATCCTTGTGCTTGATCCCTTTAGGCATCTACTTTTCTATTCTCCTCTCTCGAATTGTCCATACTTTGAGGGAACTGTGAAGGTTAAAACAAAGTTTGGTCGAGTTACATCTCATCCTCTTCTCTGTCTCCACGCCAGTCCGATTCATCGAAGATCCCTGCTTCTGGCGCAACAGTGAACGGCACGGCTTTCGGCGAGGCTATCGCCACCGAGATCAGGTAGGCCGTCCAAGCCTCTTCTGCTTGGCTCGCATAGTAATCTATTCTGTCCTTGGGTGACAGTGTCATGGATGTGCCTGACCGGCTCTCAGATGAGGCGAGACGTGCATCATATTGTTTTCGGGCAATGGTGATCTCGGTCGCTTTATGGGTCGCTGCTGTGGTCACATTTATTGGGACTGTTGGCGACCAAGTCGTCATGTCTACTCCATCTCTTGTGGCCCAGCTCTCGACTTTGGCCTCCGCTTCCTCGATGAATTGGAGGACCTCCTCATCACTCATGTCGTCTGTTGTGAGGAGCGCGGTTTGAAGCCTCACCCGGTTGACTGTAGTGTACTTCGGAGTATAGGTCAAATCTTACTTTCATCCTCCGAGCATAATAATAGAAAAAGTAGGGGAAATCTCTCCCCCAGTCGAATTCTTGACTTCAAGGTGTCTAGCTTGGGGCTATGCAATCGATCACATTTACACAGCACTTCTGGCGCCATATGTGAGGCTCAAGCGTCTTGCCGACTTCGATCCAGTCGCCCTGAACCTTCTCATCCGCGTAGATGCTACTGTAGAGGGGTTCCGCGACATGCAGGACTCCGAGGTCGCTCCCATCGACTCCGCGGTGCAAGATGATGGCGCGGTCGTCGAGTAGCGCAGCCTCTGTTCCTTGCTCATCTTGGTAGGTTCCGTCGACTACGATGATGTCGAGACCCATGAACTTCGCGAGTTTCCCTTCGACGATGACCGGTGGTCCTTGTCCACCCCAGTACATTGTTTCGCGGATGGTGGCCTGCTTGAGTAGGGCTTCCTCTATGTCCGGGTTCACGATGAGCGTATCGGCTGGTCCCATGAGGGCGTTCTTACGGATCCACTTCTTGGCCTCAAGAATATCCGCGATGGCGAATTTGGCTCCATCCGTGGCATCGTCCCATCCTGAGCCGGTCTTATCCTTGCTCGCCATGTACGGGTAGGTCCCCGCACCATAGTAGGCGAGTGTCGCTCCTGCGGCTGCTTGGCCGAAGTTGGTCAAGTGTCTTGTGATGCGGTATTCTTGGGCGCGTTGGATCTTGTCCGTCAAGGAGTCGGTCTTCTGCTTCACTGCGTCGATGACGCTCCACTTTCGCAGCCACTTGTCGATCAGGGATTTCGCTCGGAAGGGCTTCGCCGTGATGGTTATTCGATTGTAGTCTCCCTCGGAGATGCTTGCTTCGGTGCCTGGTGAGGCCTCCTTCGCTGGGAGGGCTACTGCATCATCGTATGTCTGGTAGTTCCATGCGAGTCCCTCGGTGTGGAGCTCCTCTGGGAGGATCTTGGCGAGTGGACCCCACTGCTTTCCCCTTGCTATGACTAGGCCCTCGATTATCGTTGGTTGGAGGGCTGAAAACTCTGTGAATGTCGACATGGTTTGATCACCACAATGCGAATGTTCCCCATCCGCTCGCTGTGAAAGTCTCTATTGCGAATCCCACGCAGATCTTGTCTCCGGCGAAGGTTGCTCCTGTTGCCCCTATCAACGTGGCTTGTGTGGCTGCTGAGCCGCTCGCGTTTGTCGCGACGTAGCAAGTGTATGTTATCGGGGCGTATGTCTTGATTTTGCCTGAGGCTGCGCATGCTACGAGATCTCCCGCGGTTATGCCTGAGCCGCTGTCTTGAGCTCGCACCAGTGCTTTTCTCAGCACGATTCGGACTCGTCCACCGACGGTAGCCTGATCATATGTGACTATGCCGATGGCCTTCTTGCTATCGTTGCCCGCTGGCCCGATTGTCCTGACACCTGTGATCTCCGCGATTTGGCCCTTCGTTACGGCGGCGGATACAGTCATCTCGACTACGTCGCCTGGAAGTGCTTCTAAGATTTGTACCATGGTTTCTTATCCCACACTCCTCTTTGAGAATCTCTTCAAGTAATCTTCAGCGAACTTCGCTTTCTCGTCTCGAGTCATGTTGCTTGTGTTGATTGGCTGTGGCTGCAGTGCCGCTGAAGCTGGGATCGCTGACATCCTCTGCATGGAGGTTGGACCCTTGGCTTTGGTTAATCGGTCTTTGATCTCTGCGAGGATATTGGATGGCATCGCTTCGAGGCGCTTCACTTCCACAAGGAAGTCGGCTCCATAGAGTCTCTGAAGAGAAGCGATCTCATTTCGAATTGGCAACGTCTTCACCTTCTCGAGTTCGAGGAGGGTGTTGTCGTGTATCCGACCAAACTCGCCGATGAATTCCTGAAGGGCGGTGTTCTCACTTGACAGGAGGACAATCTTCTTCTCGAGTTCCGCTATGTAGTCCGCTATTCTTGGGTCCTGTGGAACCGGGAATCCGCCTGACTCTGTGATTGG